GTGGCGGTTGATTCAGGTCGCGCGGCGTGTATGACCCCGTCCGCGCCGAAAATGCTTGACGACATCACCATGCCGTTTCCGTCAAAAGCCGTTGCGGCGTGGTTCCGAGCGCCTTGGCTATCGCGTCGAGCTCAAGAAGCGAGATGCTGCCCGGATTGGACAAGCGGTTGTGCCACGTGTTGCGGCTCATGCACAGCATCTGCGCCATCTCCTCGCAGGTCTTGCCCCTGACCTTGGTCAGGCAGGTGATGTTGCTCCCGACGGTCGCCAGCATCTTGTTTGTCCCTGCCTTTTTAGCCATCTTTCCGCATCCTCCACTTCCCGGTTTCCGGATTTCGGATGCCGTAGAACTCGCCGCCGATGAATACGAACACGGTCGCGCCCCAGCTGTAGTCGCCGAGGAAGATCGTCACGTCCTTGTCGGGCGTCAGGACACCCTCGCGCTTGAGCGCGTCGATCACGTCCTCTTTCTCCTCGTTCTCGCGCCGCCGCACCAGCTTGGCGGTGATTCTGTCCGCCTCCGCTCTGATGCGGCTAACTTTCCCGGAGTCACATTTGTAGTCAAAGCACCGCGCCAGCTCGTAGCGTGCAACCGGCTCCCCGATTGCCGCGCCGATGAGCTCGGCGACCTTCTGACTTGTAGTCCCGGTTGCAAGAAGCCGAGCCTTGTAGTCCCGTTTAGACAACACTGATTTTCACCTCCTCTCTGAACACCCACCGCAGACCGTTCTCGTCGTATGCGGTGGAGACGATACCGTCGGCGGCGTACATCTCGCCGCACCGGACGCCGGACATGATCTCGTTCTGCATCGCGCGAAGGAATGCCTCCACATTGCAGAACGCCGTCGATGTCCGCTTTACCTCGGAGCTTGACGCGAGCTCCCCGTTCTCGTATTTGCACACGATGATTTTCTCCGTCATTTCCCGTCCTCCCTCAATCACTCAAGGTCGATCTGAGTCATGGGAGCCCACGCCCACCACTTGCCGTCGGTTCCGTCGGTGCTGAGCGCCAGCGCGATTGTGCCGCGCATCGGAACCTCCTTCTTGCAGGCGTCAAACTCGATGCCGCACTTGTTGCGCTGGGTCACAACGATGAGCTTTCCGTGGAACCCCTTCCACACAACCCGATCTCCTACTTCAAAGCATTTCATACCTCGCTTCTCCTTTCCTTCTTTTGCTTGAATTTTGTGGCTTTCCGTTCAATTTTTCCGCATTTCAACTCCTTTTTTTGAAATTAGCCTATTGACAGCAAGACACGAATCTGCTATAATGCAAGTGTGTGTTTTGGTGTGCCTTTTTCGTTTCTCGCTGGGTGGCTTGTTGCGACTTACCAGCCTTTTCCATTGCCCGCCTTTCGGCGGGCGAGGAACAGGAGGGTCGCGATGGGCACCCGCCGGATCATCCGGGCGGGATGATCTGGACGTCAAGCGCCTCTCGGTGGGTGCAACAGTATTATACATCGTTTTATTGTCGTTGTCAATGCCTTGAACTAAAGTTTTGCTGAAATAGCAATATGCACACATCAATCTTTCGCTTTTTGGCGTTATTGCTATTAAAGTCGTATCGAAAATGGCAATGTATACAAATTATTCTTTTTACTTTTGGCGGTATTTTTATGGTTTGGGATAATTTCAAGCGCCTATGCAAAGAGCGCGGTATTGGTGCATCCAGCGCACTCAAAGAGTTGGGAATCAGTCAGAGTATGCCAAGTGCGTGGAAACGCGGTGTATCTCCTCGCGTTGATACGATTGAGCGAATGGCTAATTATATTGGCGTTTCACCCGCAGAACTTTTGGATGAAAGTACGGACGAAAAAGCCCTAATTACGAGAAGTCCATTGCCGCCTCAAAATCAAAAAAGGTTCAAAGAAAATTTTGTAAGACTATGCAACCAAAAGGGCGTATCTCCTACAAAAGCAGTTACCTCCATTGGACTTTCAGAATCTGTATATTCGAACTGGACGGAAAAGACGATCCCAAGAAGGGCGACGCTTTTGAAGCTGGCGGAATACTTTGATTGCACGGTCGATGACTTACTTGCGGACGGCTCGGACGAAAAAAAGCCCTCTGCCGAAGCAGAGGGCGAAATGCCGCCGTATATGGTCAGTGTTCTGAAGGCGGCGGACAGTGTCCCGGCGGACAAGCGGGAGGACTTCCTGCGGACGGTCGAAGCAATCGCACGTATGTACGAGAAGCGAGGACAGTAAGAGCGGCGACAAGCTCGGGCTTGTCGCTCGCGCGGATGATGGCGGTCAGGCGTTCTTGCAATTCCGATTTTGTCATTTTTTCCCTCCTTGCTTTTCTTCACGTCATATTATAACACCTGCCGCCGTCCGCGTCTATTGACTTTTGGTATAAATTGTAAAAATATATTTGGTAAAATCGACGGCGGACGCGCCTTGAAAAACAACTATAATATACTTTCAGGAGGATACTATGAGGTTTTTAGCTTTCGTTGGGTCGAACGGTGTGGCACCTGCCACCAAGAACGTAGACGTCAAGCGCACCCTGATTATCGTAGGCATTGCTTTGGCGCTCTATCTGATGATTGGCTTTGTCGCCGCGTTCTGCAAGCAGTCGCGGGAGCGCGACAAGGTGCGCCAACTGCGCGAAAGCACCAAGTGCCTGCAGATCGGGCTTGTCGAGGAAACGGCGGTCAGGATCGTCGAGTCCGCCGGATTTTCTCCGGCAAAAAGCATACTGGAGGACGGCTCCGTGTCATATGTGTTCGCGCGCAGATACCCGACCTCAACGCTCTGTATATTCCCGTATTGGCGCGTTTCCTCGCAGGGCTACCTTCTGACCGTTACCGTATATTGCCGGGACGGGAAGGTCACCCAGATTGTGATAGATAAGAGATGACGCGACGCAATACAAGGCTCCCAAGAATCAGACAGCTCCCGTCCGGGTCTTACACGGCGCGCATCTACGCCGGAAAGGATCCGGACGGTAAGTCTATCGTCGAGTCAATCACGCGCGCCACCTATGCCGAGGTGCAGCTGGAGCTTGCCGCACGCAAGGCGGACAAGCGCGCGGCACGGACAGGGCAGGGACGAACCGTCCGCGACATGATGAACGATTATATAGACCGCCGCGCCGCAGTCCTGTCCCCGGCTACGATTCGCTCATATCGCGGCATAGTCCGGAACAATCTGCAGGAGCTTCTTGACGTTAAGCTGTCGGCACTGTCGCAGAACCTTGTCCAGAGCGTCGTAAACGACGAGGCACGCAGAGTTGCACCCAAAACGGTTCGCAACGCCTACGGGCTTTTTTCGGCGTCTCTCGCGGACGAGATGCCGGACGTGACTTTCAATATCCGGATGCCGCAGAAGGAGCGGAGCACGGTCAGGATACCGACAGAGCAGGAGATCCGCCGCATCATGCAAGCCGCCGCCGGAACGGATATGGAGATCCCGGTCTTACTTGGTGCCTGCTGTGGTATGCGCCGCTCGGAGATCGCCGCGCTCACGTGGCGCGATGTAGATCTATACGACGGAATCATCAGCATCCACCAGGCGCTCGTCCTCGGCGACGATAAGGAATATCACACCAAAACGACCAAGACAAGAGCCGGCACGCGAACCATCAAGCTGTTCCCGGCTGTCGTGGACGCTCTGAATGCCGCCAAGCCGGACGGAGCGGAACCGGGCGACCGCATCACGATAAACCCGGCGGACATCACGTCGCGCTGGCGGTGGGTCATTAAAAAGGCAGGCGTCCGGCAGTACCGCTTCCACGATTTGCGCCACTATCTGATCTCTGTCATGCTGTCGCTCAACGTTCCGAAGAAGTACATCGCGGACTACGTCGGGCACGAGACCGAGAACATGATTGACCAGGTATACGGTCACATCATGGCGTCAAAAAAGAGCAGCGTCCAGGATCAGCTACAGTCCTATTTTTCCGGTGTTTTCGGTAAAAATTGAAACGAAATTTGAAACGCAGAAAAAATATTTATATCTGACAACGGGTTTTTGAGCATTGCAAACTGTTCGATTCCCGTTACTCGCTCCAAACAAAAAGCCTTGTGAAAACAAGGCTTTTTTGCTTTTCCGTTGATGCATGGCACTTTTTATGCTCAAAAAATAGAGCAAAAGCGCAGGCTTGCGCGCCGTTTGCGCTGGCTTTTTGCGCGTTATTTGAAACGAAAAATTGAAACAAAAAAACGAAAAAACTTTTTTCAAACCTCTTGACAATTCGCGCGAATTGTTGTATAATACAGCCATGGAGGGGACAGAAAGCCCCGAAACGGAAAAGGAGAAAAAAGATGAAAAACTATTATGCAATTTTTGATGAAAGAAAAAACGGATGTATCTACGATTCAAAAGTATTCACATCAAAGAAAAAGGCGATGGAAGAAGCCAAAAGACAATGGAATTACTTAACGGAAAGGGAAAAGAAAAATGATTGTGTATATTTTGCGGTTTTGAAAGGAGAAAAATGCCAAGAAAACGGATACATAGACATGGATGACGGATTGGATGTTGTATATACATTCAAAGCGCGTAATAACTGAAAACGAATAAATAATGGAGGAAAAGAAAATGGGAAAGGGAAAAGCGATGAAAGCAGATTTGACAACTAAAATATACAAGGAGGTGTTCGGCGTAGAAGAAGATCACTTCAATGTCAACCGCGAGGTTCGAGCAGTTGTGATCAACTTCGGAGACGAGCGCGGCGACATCATCGTCAAAAATGATAACTTCGGCACGCGCAGGAAGTACGCTGATTTCACGAACGGCAAAAAAGAAGCTGGACTGCACCCGATGCAAATCGTTTTTAGTGGTCTTGAAATGGCAAGGCTCTGCCACGAAAGATACATCGGGCGAGACGGCGAGATCCACAACTTTTGATAGTAGCCGAGCGGGGCGGCTAATCCCCGCAGAAATGGAAAAAGAATAATATGGGCTACAACTTGAAAGATTACACCCGCGATTATAAGCGCGAGAACTACTCGCCGCTTAACATCAGCCTGCGGAAATCGGACGCGCAAAAAGTAAAAGACGCGGCGAGAGACGCCGGAAAAACAGTAAATTTATTTGTCGGCGAGCTGATCGCTGCCGCTGTCCCCGGCGTTGAGCCGCTCAGGGATAGGCGGACAAAGAAAACATCGGATCGTTCAAAGGAGGAAAGAAAAGATGAAAAATGAAGCTTACGCAATTATTCGCCAAGAAAATGTAGACCGATTCCAAACAATGTTCAAAACAAAAGAAGAAGCAATCCAAGAAGCAAAATGGGAATGGGAAAGACTCCTAACTAAAGAGGAAAAGAGAAAAATCAAATACTACGCAGTAGTAAAAGGTGAACCGGACGAAAACGGATACATCGACTTTGAAAACGTGACAAAAATAATCATAGAATTCAAAAAATGGGAAAACCAATAAAATTAAAAAAACAAATAAAGAACAAGTGAAGAGAGCGGAGGCGTTGCCTCCGCTCTCTTATTCCTCAACTATACACCGATAGTATAGCATCAATTTTTCCGAGCCGCGCACCGAGGCATCGGAGTCGTCCAGGAAAGCGGCTCCGATTTTCGTGTAGAGCGCGGTCTCCTCGCTTCGATTTCCGGGACAAACCTCAAGCAAGGCGCCGCAGTAGTCAGAATATGACATATTGGCCGCCATCCACAAGTCATCGAGGGAGTAGCCGGTATTTTTGATGCCGAGATCATCAGCGGCACGCTCAATCTCGTGCCGCGAAAAGCGCGCGCCGTGCGAACCGTCAGCGTTCCGCAAATTGCGCGCCCATTCTCGCATCTCGTCTTCCGTCAGATCTTCATTTTCCAGATCCTCGCTTTGACGAATCGGCTCGTCATCGTCGGAACATCGCGGCGTGCACGGTGAGGCGCCGCTCTTCCGGCTCTGTCGCTTCGTGTTCTTTTCTGCGGCGATGCCTTTCCATGAGGATCCTTCTTGCGACTTCGTTCACCTCACTCGCCCCCTTTATGCCACCTTTTCCGCGTTGAGCGTAATCGCGGAGAAAGTTGCGCCGACTCCTGCGTTTACGATCGACAAGGACACCGGTCGGATCGCGTTTGTTCCGAGCGTGCAAGCTCTATCAACCAACACGTATTGGTCGATCACAAGCGTCCGCTGCTCTGTGCCGGCTGTCGTTATCGTTTCGGACGAGATCGCGCCCGGGATCGCCACCCCGTTCGCGTCGAGCTCCGCCGATACAATCCCGGCAACCGTGGCGGTGCATACCATCGTCGCCGTTACGTGGTAGATCCCGGCGGCGTTGATTGTCAGAGCGGTGCCGGACGCGTAGAACGACGGAATTCCGCATGAATTGCGCCGGCAGTATCGGCGATATACAGACCCGAGATCGAGGTTTTCGCCGGATATAAGGGTCTGCGCATTCGTGTTTTTGGTTCCAATCAATAGCATGGCTTTCCTCCTTATTCAAATCAGGGGCGAGTATTCCCGCCCCCATTTTATGGGGGATAATTAGTCCCCAAAGTTTGATTTACTGGATTGCGGCGGCGCCGCACTGACCGTATCCGCAGAACGGGGATGCACCGGCGTTGTAGGTGTAGCCGTTGGGATACCGAACCACGCCGTACATCTGCTGAGCCAGCTCCAGCTGGTTGATCTTCGCTGCCTGATCGGCGATCTGCCGTTCAAGACCAGCCTTTTCAAGCGCGGCAAACTTAGCGTCGATGTTTGCGTTTACCGCGGCAAATCCAAGCGACTGATCGTACTTGGCGGCGTCAATCGCTCGCTGCGTGCCGCAGCAGCAATCGGAGATCTGCCGGGAAAGCTCTGCCTGAGACAGAGCCACGTCTTTCCCAAGCTGCCCGATGTTTCCCTGCATCTCGTAGCCGAGGTTGCAAATCCCGTTGCTGAGCGTCATGGTCTGATTTTGATTCTGGTCGGAAAGCCGCCCGACAGCATTCGACAAATCATTGAATCCCATGGCGTTGCACAAACCGGCTTCGGTCACTGCACCCTGATTTCGGTTGCCGCCCCAGCCGCCAAAGCCGAAAAGTGCGAAAAGGACGATGATCCAAACCCAGCCTCCGCCTCCGCCGAATCCATCGGTATAGGCTCCGTTGGACTGACCTACCGCGTAGCCTTCTGCAAAGTCACTCATTGTTTTTTCTCCTTTCGTTTTTTATTCAAACCGGGCGCGCTCCGGATGAAATTACTGCCTTGCCCCATACGCTCCGGGGCTGTGCATGGTAGATCCTCCGCCTTGGATTGCCTGCGCAATCTGCTGGATCTGCTGTGGGGAAAGCCCGGCTTGCCTCAGCATACTCTGCGCCATGGCTTGAGGATTCTGCCCCTGGAGCGCTTGAGCAAATTGCGGATTTTGGCGAAGGATCTGCTGGGCAATCATCTGCGGATTTCCGCCTCGCAGCATCCCCGATACCATCTGAATAAGTTGCGCCGGATTGATCATGTTGCCGTCCCTCCCCTGATGGAATCTATTGCCTTTTTGAGCTCTTCCAATTCCGCTTTGGTCGCATATTCAACCGGGGATTCCTGCGCCGCGTCCGTAAGCGTCCGCGCTCTGATTGACTTTTTCCCCTGCCCATCGGTGTATACTTCAAATAGGGTTGATTCGTCCTGAAGCAGGTAAATCATAATGCTATTTGGCGCCGCAAATCGTGACAATGCATCCTCCGCGGAAACGACAAACAGCTTGTTTGAAGTCGGTTGCTGTGCCTGCGGCATACTATAAGCTCCAAAAGATTGGGATTGCCCCATTTGTCCGGGCATAAAGCTATAATTGCCGGGCTGATATCCATATGCCATTCCGATCACCTCCTAATGTATTTTTATTATAACGCCAAAAAGGCGGGACAGCATCCCGCCTTTAGCCCATATAAGTTCATTTTAATTTTCGGTAAAGTTCCGCCAAAGTTTCTTTTTCGTTGAGGTATTGATGTAGCAATTTCCGGATCTCGTTGACATCGCGATGATATGTTGATTTACTTATGCATAGCTCCATGCATATTTTCACCACGAGCGGGTTGTCTCCGTCAAACAGCTTCCTTTTGACAATGTATTTCTGCCGATCGGTCAACCCTGCATTCGCACAGAATTCGTCCAGCTGGTTCCGCGTGCACCTCTTTACCTTCGTGATTTTCCGCCTCCTTCGCAAACTCTTGATATTTGACCAAGTATTTCGTCTTGTTTGTCAGAAATTGGGCTTCGTAGGTATTATACGCCTTCGCTCCCGCTCGATAGCTGTTCGCCATTCTGGCGAGGAGCATGAGCATTTTATAAATCGTGTAAACAATAAGCGCGAGCGACACGCCGTCAGCCATTGCGAATCCAACGGCGACAGAAAAGACCACAGTCAATATGCTGATTGCAATATGCGCCGCTCCACGCTTTCCGCGCCAACGCTCTTCCAGATGTTCTTCCGCTCCTTTTCCAAGCCCCCCGCGCTTGGAGGACTCTCGCCCTTCTGAAAGCAGCATGTCATCCGTGAGCTCGATCGGCTCTATGCGGCGGAGCGGTTCAAATTTTGCGGCGAACGCCTTCCCCCTTTTAGCGGCAAGCTCTCCCGGCGTCATGGCAAGCATTTCCTCCATTTCGGCGCGGCTGATTTTAAGCCGTCGGCAACGGACGCGGATGGCATTGTCAAGCTCTTCGGATATTTCTTTCTCGCAAAAATCCGGGAGCTGGCTTATGCCGCAAGCTATCACCTTGTCCCGCTCCTCGCGGTATTTAGCGCGAGCGGAAAGATACTCGTCGTCCAGCTTCCCGCCTTCTATCCCCACGTTGAGTGCCGCGCGCTGACCGGCGAGGAAAATCACGACCGTCATGGCAAAGTCTCCCATGACTGCAAAGCCGGCATTGATCGTCGGTCTTGTCCAGATCGTGAAGACAAAGAGAGCAGGAAGCAGAAAGCAGATGATCAGTGACAAGTTGTTCCCGAAAATATGAGCTGCGGCTTTGCTCTTGGCATTATAGGCGATTGCCTTTTTTTCAAAACCGCTTTCCTCTTCAATTCGTTCCAGCTCCATTGCGTTCTTCCTTTCCGGTAGATTCGGAATCCCCTATTATTTTTCCAACCGCCGCTATTGCGGCGGCAATGGAAAAGCCGACGCAACAGGCGATGCAAACGGTTCCGAGGTCGTGCAGAACCTGCAAAGAGTTGTACAGCCATACCGATATTCCGGCAAGCAGTCCGGCGCCAAGCGCAAGCGCGACCCATCCGACAAGCCACCCGAGCCACTTTGCGATCGCCGGCACTATGACCTTTCTGCCGACGGCAACCACTATGCAAGCGATAAGAAGCAGACCGATCCCCGCCGATTTAGCCGGGCTGTACTCCTTCGCCCAAATCGGGAACTTTTCCATAACTGCCCACACCGGTACACCGATCCCGACGACGTATGAAAGGACGTAGCACATCCTTTTAACCGTTACCGGTTTTTTCATCCGAGGCACCTCCAATCAGCCGCTTCGCGGCGGCGTATTTGGCGGCGATCTCGTCCTTTCTGGCGTCATTAATTCGGGAGCACTGCATCATTGCCTCCAATGTGTCAGCAAGCAAGAGAATGGCGTCCGTTTCCGCCTTTCTTTGGGCATCTGTCTCTGCCATCGCCGCATCCCTCTCCGCGCTTGTTGATTCATGCGCTGCAAGCATTTCGGCGACTGCTTTGGTCATTTCTGCCACCGCCTCTCGCATTTCCACCGTCTCTGCCGCGTATTGTTTGACGGCATCCAACGCTCTGCCGCTGTCCTCGTGGCTTGCTCTTGCAATTTCCACGCTGTTGTTATTAAGCGTGGCGAGCTGACGCATCAGACCGCGATTCTTGCGAATATATACAAACGCCGCGACGATAATGCCGATGCCAAAGATAGCCCACGATACCGCGTAGATATTGCGAGTCACCCATGCCGCCACCTTATCCCATCCGGTCACGTTGTATCCCTCCAGCCCGGACAGAACCGACTCAATTTTGGCTTTGATGTACCTCACTTGCTCCGGTGAGGCATCCGCGAGGATGCTTTCAATCTCTTCCGCCGTCAGCGTCTTTGCCGACGTGCCGGGTTCGGCATCCGTGCCGGTTTCAGCGCCGGATGCCGTTTCCAAGATTGATTCCGCAAGTGTTTCCGCGCCGGATTCAACCTCTTCTGCCTGCACAGATACGACGCAGGCAGAGAGAGACAGAAGGATTGCCGCCAGAAATGCGAAGAATTTGCTTTTTTTCATGGTTTTATACCCCTTTCAAAAAATACTACCAAGAAGGTCGTTGTCAACTTTGGCGTCCGTGCTTTCAATCTTTTGGCGAAGTTCCTCGATGCTTTCCTCGATTCGCATGATACGCGCGAGGATATCGACGACATCCGCGTCCGTCACATCCGGGACAATTCGTCCAGATCTTACTTTGGCGAGCCTTACCGGATATGTCTCCCCGCCATCTTCTTCAAAGACGATCGGAACCGATCCGTCAACCGGTATCGTTGGATTGATTCCGCCAGTTGACACGCGGTACCGAACTCCCGCGATATTAAGGTTTCCCCGAACGGTTGCCTCGGCGAAAATACCGGGCTGGTTCATCGATGTAAACAAAGCTTCCTTTTTGGGGGCTTTCATTATTTCAAGCTTCAAAATTCCATTCTCCTTGCTCTGAATTTTCTCTAAAGCTGTATTTTGTTTCCGGCTTTATCATATATGTGATCCGGGTGAATCATTCCGCCGGAAGATTTAACCCACAGCCTATCGCGGATCTGTATCCGGTTCCCGTTTCGATCAAACAGCGGAGTCGGCTCCGGCTCTGCCTCCTTGACCGCCGTCACGGCGACGGACACCGCCCCGGTCGGGGCTGACAGCGTGAGCGCCCCGGTCGCGCTGTTCCATGAGTAGGACGCCCCTATGACCGTCACCGCATCCGGCAGGCTGTACCCGCTGTCCGCGGTTGCCGTCAGCGTCGCCGTGCCGCCTTCCGTGATGGTGGACGCCCCCGACACAGTGCAACCCGTCGCCGTGACGGATATTCTGTATACTGTCGGCTCCGGTTCTGGTTCTGCCGGTTTGATGTATGTCAAATTGTTGCATTTTAGTCCCTGCGGCAGATAGTACCCGGAAATCCCCAGGGTATCGCAGATCAGATTCGCGAACTTAGGCGCAAGGTATATCTCGTTATACAGCGAATTCATGTGTCCGTAGGATACGGCGGATTCGCTGTAATCGAAAACGTACTTTTTGGCAAATGCCGTGTCGCTCATCATCTTGTGTGCCGGGATCGTCTCGCCGTCCACAAGGATGCTGTTGTCATCCAGCCATGAATTTGAAGCTGTTGTAATAGTCCACCTATTCAGTGAGCTGTCGTATGTTGCCGAACTTTGAAGTCCCCACGTTTCCCAGCTCAGCCATTCGGCGCCATACTTGCGATGGTAGTCCTGTACGACGATATAGCGGGAGTTCGGCGGATCAGAATACAGGCGGCTGCTTGTTGCCGAGTTCTGCACATTATAGAATATCGGCGATAGCACTACGACCTTGGCAAGCGGAGCCTGTCTGTGTGCTGTATCGATTGCCTTTGAGACATAACGCGCATACGTGGATATATCGGTGGCGTCATATCCATCTTTTTCCACGACATTCTGCGCGTAAGTCAGCCGGTCCGTGAATTTAGCCATGCTTGACTCCGTGAAGAACTTTCCGCGCGTTGATCCATAGGCTTCATCGCCGGAAGCTCCCGCCACCCGATAATTCCAGTCGTTGATCGACCCGTAAATCGTTATAATGTCCGCATCGTGCGGGCAATCCTCAAGGCGCAAGTAATACGGGGAGTTCCTGTACATCCCGGTTCCGCCTTGTGCGAACAGCGTTCCCACCAGATTCTTGCCGCCGTAGCAGTTAATCCCGCTCATGAGCGCCGGACGCTTCATGTTATTCGTGACATTTGTCGAGTCATATTCCGCCCGTCCGTCTGCGTACTGACCGGATAGCATTTCCCACGCCTTGACCGCCTGCGAATAGTTGTTGAACCCGTCTGCTCCGTTTTGCTGTATGGACAGGAGAGAATCACCGACGCATACCCAGTTCAGCCCGTAGAACGCGTCAGAACCGTCTTTGGCAAACTCGTGCCGCGTCCCGACACGGAACACGCACGCTCCGCCGGATGCGCTTACCGTGTCCCCTGCCTTGACTGTCAGCGTCTGCGGATTTGTGCCGACGGACTCGCCGTTTATGAAAACCGTCACCGAAGCCCCTGCAAAGGCGAGCGTTCCGCCCGCAACGGACAGCACCTGCGCCGTTGTGCCTGCCTCGTCCGTCACCGTTACACCTGCGGATTCGGCAGAATAGGTTTTCCAGTGTTTTCTCGTTGCCGGCGCCGTAACCGTAACGGTTGCAGCCGCTCGCTTTCCGCCATCCACGGTCACCGCCTCAACCGTTGCCGTGCCTTCACTGACTGCCGTCACGATTCCTTCTGCGTCCACAGTTGCTACTGCTTCGTTGGACGATACGAACAGCACGCGGGATTCTGTCGCGCTTGCTGGAGACACCGTTGCCGAAAGGCTTGCCGTTTCGCCGGGGCGGACGGTCAGAGAGGGCGAGGGAAGGGAAACAGAGGACACCTGCGTCGGCATGACTGCCAGCTTGGTGTATTCCGTGTATCCGCTTTTATATGTCACTTCTGCCCGTGTCGCTCTTATACGTTCCGGCAGGCAGGAAGTTTCCACGCCGAGCTGCCGGCATAGGTATTCACACACCACAGGCGCGTGGAATTGCTCGTGAAAATCGTCGTTCGGGTGTCCGGGGCTTGCCCACCAGCCGTAAGCGATGGTGAACAGGTCGGACGCGGTCGGGTCGGACGCAATGGAGTGGTCGGAATTCGCCTGCCCGTAGGACAGCCCCCAGCCGGATATAAAATTCAGGTACGGGTTTCCCTGTGACAGTACCGTCCGCCGATAATCCACACTGTTGCCGCTGTTGTCCGTGCCGACTCGATAGTCGGCGATGGTATCCACATATCCGGCGGGATATCCTTTCCCCGGATAGGTGCACCACAGCAGGTTCAGCCACTCGTGGTTCGCGCGGTTCGCCATTTCCCAAAGCAGGTACTGCACATTCTTCCACATGAAATTGCCTTCGCCGTTATTCCGACACCATCCTCCGGACACAAAGCGGATTTTGGCAAACGGCGCTCGTTTGCGGATGATATGCACCGCCTCGTTGATGTATGCCGCGTATGTCTGCTTTTTCGGCGTCCCGCCAATGCCGGTCAGGGTTTCGGAAAGCGGGCAATTCTTCAGCACGCTTGCGGTGAGCTTTCTGCCTCCGTACAGGTATTTGTCGGAAACACCCGCCTTCCATACGGGGTTCCCGTCTGCGTCCAGACAAATCGGAATGCGACCGAAAGTCGGTTGCCCATACCATGCGTCCGTTGTGTCACACTCCGTGTTTTTGGCTATATAGGCGCCGATTATCTGGTCATTGTATGAACCCCACAGCGTTACGATGTCTGCATCGTGCGGTACGTTCGCCGCACGATTGGAAACAATGTCGCCGGACCCGTAAACCGTGCCGCCGCCTTTGTAGAAGCCGCACCCGCCTTTTGAAAGATATGTGACTTGCAACCCTGTTCTGTCCGCGATAATCTTACTGTACTTGTAGTCGCCTTTTATTCCGGAGGAAGTAGAGGACGCGCCATGCAGGTCAACATCGCCAAGGGAGTCTGACATATCCACCCAATGGTAGATAGACAGCGGATTGTCCTGCGAATAGTCCCAGTCGATTTTGACTTGAAACACGCAAGCTCCGCCTGATGCGGTCACGCTGTCGCCTGCCTGTACCGTCAGCGTCTGCGGATTTGTGCCGACGGACTCGCCGTTGACCGTCACCGTGACGGCTCCGCCGTCCGTGTCGGGCACGTAGCGCGGGGAAACCGTCTGCCTGCCCGCACTGTAGCCTATCGCGGCGGGATGTGTTCCCGCCGCATATGTAACAAATGCCGTCATACGCTTTCAACCGTCACATAGTAAGACGGAGTGATGCCTTCTTTGTCAAACATAAAGCGTGCATTGAAATTCGGAAGAGACTCGCTCATATAGGTATATGGAATCGCTATCTTTGTCACTTTTCCTCTGGAAATCGTCACTGTTGCGTAAGTTCCCTCAACGAAGTTCTTCCAACCTGATGCGTTATTACGGTTGTTGACTACCCGCACAGAACCTTCCCAGTTGCCAGATGCGTTTTTGGTAAGATTGCAGTTGTACAAATTGTTGTTATTGGCTGAACTAATCAAATCGTCATTCATGACAATGGTTATCTTGTTTATGTCGCCCGTCAGCGCGGTTTCCTGCGCGACGGTCAGCTCTCTTTTCCATGCGCCCGTGCTGTTCGAGCCGGTCGCGGCGGAACTTGTTACCGCGGCGGCGCCAGCCACCGTCACCGAAAAGCTCGTTGGGAATCCTGCATACGTCCCCGCGCCCGTGACCGTGACCGTGTTCGCCTGTCCCGCCGTCAGCGTTCCGGACAGCGTGTAGTCCGTCCCTTTAGTCAGTGCCGCCGACGTGGTGCCGTCGGAGTATGTCGCCTTGACCACCTCGGTCAGTTGGGAAAGCGTCGTGCCAGCCGCGACCGTTCCGCCGGTATAGGTAGCGCTCAACCCGGTCAGCGTGGGAGCTGACGCCTCCATAGTGACCGAAACGATTGCAGACTTTCCGCCGTAGCTTATAGTCATAGCTGACGTATTTCCGGCGTTCGGCATTGTCCCGCTTACCGTCGCGGAGCCGATAGCAGACGTCAGGTCTTTGGTCAGCGTCCCCGTGTACCCAGTCAGCGTGTAGGTGCCGCTCATGGCGGTCAGATAACTCTTGATACCATCCGCCGACGTTCCCGCCGGCACCGTGACAGTCGTCGGCGATACGCCCAGCGCAGACAGCACCGGCTCACCGGCTACTGCCCCCACCGTCACTTTGGACAGATACTTCCCCGCGTCCGGCGTGACCGTCTGCGCCGAGGTGCCCGGCGTCACACTCTTTTCCTGTACCTGCACCGCTCCAACCGTAACCTGCGAAAGCCCGTCGTAGCCGCTGTCCGGCGTGACCGTCTGCGCCGAGGTGCCCGGCGTTACACTCTTTGACTGCAAGGTAGGCGCTTTTCCGGACACCGCCACCGCCACCTTGGCAAAATTCGTGACGTCATACTCGCCGTTTGCTGTGACGGGTTTTGTGGCTGTCGGCGTGTCGATTACCTCGGATGCGTCCCGGAAAAGTGCCTCTCCGGAATTATCGGCGAGCGGAATAGCCACGGACGGGACGCCGTTGTATGTCGTCCCGTTGATTTTGATGCTTTTGCTCATTTTTTGCCTCCTTATACAATATGCAGGATTCCGTCTGCCGTTTGCGTCGGCGCTTTGGCAAGCGCCAAGATGGTCAGCACTCCGTTTTCAAAGCGGATATTGTCAGCCTGTGCCGGAGTGGTTGAAAGATGAACCGTCACATTGTCTCCGTCTGTGCATCCGGACACGGAAAGAGCGTACCCGTCTGTATCGTTGCCGGTGACGAGGTATCCGGTTCCAGCCGTCAGCGTCTCTCCGTTTTTGGTCACGGTAAACACGCCGGACGAGGTGTATCCGCTTGCCACATTTATGACGAGTTCAAGCAGTCCGTTCGATATTTCAACGGTTCCAGAAGTCGCTCCGCTCAGCTCCTCGATGCTGAATCCGTCACCGCTTTGCATGACCGTAACCGTCGAAACGGGCACAACAGGTTTCAATGTAAACGTGGCGCTTGCAGTATTGACGGTGGTCAGAGTATTGCCGAAAGAGAACCGGCAGGACGGCGTATATCCGTCATAGCTTTGGACGGATTCAACTTCCGAGTATTTTCCCGCAATGTTTACCTCTGACTTAAAGATGTCAGACCATTCCCGCTTTGCCCAGCGCGTTCCGAACATATCGGAAACGGTTTTCACCCTCAACCGTCCGGAAGATATAAGGCTTTTGAATGTCTTTCCAACCGGAAGCGACACGGTGCTACCTTCCAGCGCTTCGCCGTCAAGGTAGAACACAGCACCGGACATGGTGTATTTGGAAACCTCGTTGAGCAATATCGTCGCGGAAAACTTGCCGTATCTGACCGTGACAATGGCATACAACCCTGACACGCTGATATAGTCCTCGGAGTTAGCAATCGTGTAATCGGTCAGCTCCTCGGTGCGCGTCTGCACTCCGTCCCGCTTGTAGATAGCCCGCACGCTCATATAGTCCCGCATGTCGCCATATGTGGCGATAGGCGAACCGGAGCCGAGGTATACGTCATAGACGCCAGTCGCTCCGTTGGCGGGAAGCGTGCAGTGGTTGACTTCGATTCCTGCCAGAACCTCGGGCGACTTAATTACGGCGCCCACGCAGGATACCGATGCGTCGGCGGTCGGGGCGAATTTGATTACATACACGCCATCAGCTGCTCCGTTCTCGCCGGTATAGCCCGCCGGCGCTGTAATCGTGGCTCCGTCGGCGGGTCTTGCGGAAATATTTTCGGCTTTTGGCGTGAACGTAATCGAAACGCTTTTTCCGCGCTCAACGGGAGCAATGCCGCTCTCGTAGGTCTGACCTCCGATGGAGGCGGTCACGCCATCGAGCGCAAACGTGATGTACACATATTCCGGCTCTTCCGGCGCCGTAGCCCGCAATGCAGTCGTAAGCGATTCGCGGACCGTGTTGATGGATTCCGCCTCTGTTTCCGTTGCCGCCACAATGGGGACGCTCTCCAGCATTGTCGCCAGATTGTCCCGGTTTGTCTGCGTCCAAAAGCACGACGTCAGAGTTGACAAGCCTGCCAGCACCACGGATGCCAGCACTTTGCCGGAAATCCCCCATGACAGCACATTCTTGACCAATTTCATCTCATACCCCTCGATTCCTTGTATATCGTCCTTCAATGTGTCCGTAGTCACCACGTTGTCCGGTACGGATCCGGAGCCGTTTTCCAGATCTTCAAGCCTTGTTGCAAACTCGTTGTATTTGTTGGCAAACTGCGACAGAAGAACCGCCAGCGTTTTTAGACTGTACGAAGACAGGTCGCTCATGTCCTCCGGGTACGCATCTACCACGCCGCGCTGCACATAGTATGTGCCGGAAAGCGTTGCAACCGTCTGCCCGTCCGCACTGACAAACTGCAGTTGATACGTTCCGCCGCCCGGTTTTGACGCTGTGCCGGGAGGCATCCTGCCCGTCCATACTCCGCGATCCCCGCCAAACGATGGAGTAAGAATGACAGGATCAATGATCAGCATGGACGGAGGAGTGACCGCGACCGAGCATGTCCAGCCTGCATAGTCCGGCGCAACAACCTGCACCGGAATTCCTCCAGATCCGCTCGGAAGGAAAGACGGTGAGGACTGCACCGCTCCGTCCGCATTTGCGTAGATTATCATTTGGGGATCCTCCTCTTGAAGTTTAAGTAAATATTCTTTGGCACAATACCGGAATTCTTGCCGATCAGGAAGTCGCCGCCGCGTTTGATTGCCCACGATTTGAATCCTTCCGGCGGTTCCACGGTCACACATGAGATGCGCCAGCCGTCTGAATCCGAAACGGCTCCCACGCTGTCAGCCATGCCAAGTACTGTCTCGGTTCCGTTTGTCCCGGTCAGCGGGTTTAGCTCCTCGGCGTAGTAGTACAGCACAGGCGACTCGGTTTCATCGACGGCGCGAACCGCAGAGCAGTGCGCCATCATCATGTCGCCGATAATGAATCCGTCCCTTGTCATGGCGTGCAGCTGGTACGACACGTTGCCGACCTCTGCGGAATCCTTATACCATTTGAGCGGCTTCGCGCCTGTGCTCGCCATTGCTTCGCCGAGCGCGATAGACGCGCTGTCTGTGGCTGGGAATGCGTGCGCCCCTGCAGCAATCACACCGGTTGACATTGCCGACGCGTACAAGGAGAATTTGAGCCGTTCTGCGGTTCCGTAATACTTGTCACCATACGGCACCGCCTGCGTCATGCGGTATTGCTTTCCGCCCTTCGCCGACTGGTTCCCTGCGCTGTAGTTGTCTTGCATTCTGAAGGAGAAGCACACCGCGTTGCCGATTGACAGCGACATGACGGGACAGAGCACGTCCGCCGCGATTACTGCGCCGGCATCGTCTGTCGTTGTGACCGATGCAAGCGACACGCGCCGCGCTATCGTTCCGGTCACGCCGTCCAAAGCGTCCGCCACTGCCGCTTTCAGCTGTTCGGAGCATATTGTGTCAGCTTCGTCAGCTTCGGCAGTTTCTGAAATGTATACAAACTCGTCAAGAACCGTGAACCGCTCAAGGCTGTCCGGTATTTCATACTGCCGGAACGCCGTCGGAAGCTCCACATAGGATCCCAGCTCGTTGTATCCCTTCACCGTGTCGATTTGAGCTTCGCAATACGCTGGATATATCCGCGATGTGACCACGGAGATATACTGACCGTCAATCAGCTTGCCGGGTTCCGGAATGCTTCCGGCGTCCTTGAACAGCCACGCGCAGCTTCTTGATGCGCTCGGCAACATGGCAAGCTGTCCCCGAAGGTGCTCTCCCAGCGCCTTGGCGCTGAGTCTGTTCGCCGCTTGTCCGTCTGACAGGAAGCCGCCTCCGCTCTTGGCGTCCGGCTTGTAAGCATGGATCCTCGCCGTGATGGTCGGAATGTATTCCACCCGGACGCATATGTCCGGATATGTCAGTTGTTTGAAGATATTCAGCGAGCACCCGGTAGCCGCTGTGCATATGTTGGCGATCGCGTAGTTTTGGAACGCGTTCAGACTTGACGCCACCTCGTCGTTTGGCTTGTACCAAAGCCCGCTTATATTCTGATTGCCGCGAGCGTAGTACAGCGCAAAGCACTTTGAATTCGGGTACTGCCCCGTATAGCTTGACAAAAGGTCATAGTCGGCTTTTTCAAAAACGTACGGCGTGATGTCTCCCTGATACGTTTTTCCGCCGTACTGGAAGTACACAAGTACACGGGACACGCTCTCGATTGGGTACGCTGTTTCGATGTGCGCGGTTCCCTCCTGAATCCGAGCCGTCTCGGACGCGGTGCGGAGCGATTTCCACCCCTTGCCGAACGGCTCGCATATTGTGCTCTGCGCGTCATTCTCCGCCGTTATAAGGTTTGCCGCCATTGTCTCCAACCCGGCGGCATACGTGGAAATATCCCACGACGCCGATCCGGATACGCGGCGCCCCTTGCTTATGTCCGCGTTCTGATTCCCGCCCAGCTCGTCAAACTGTATCGCCGTATATCCGACGCGCGGAACAAGTCGCGGTATTGCGTGGATGTACTTCCCGACTTCCCTCAGATTCTCCCACAGCGTGCGGGAGTTTGAAAAGTGGAACTCAGGCGCATCCTGCGAGAATACAGCCATCTGCCCAGCCTTAACCTCCAGCCGATACCGTGGATCATCTCCGACTCGAAGCGGTTCGCACACGGTCAGCAACGTGTCAACCACTTTGCGAACGGTGTACGGGGCGCGCGCCACCGGGTTGGCGGACACCTGCCACATGGCGCTGTAGTATTTTGAATCATTCCGGAAATGGTATCTGAAATAATAAAACCCGGGTTCTGAAAGGTCAATTGCCCCCCGTTCTGTCGTCTGCGAGCTGTCGGATGTATAGACAAGAGCCCCTGCCTGCTCCATGCTCGCGACGTTTTGCGGACTTTCACTTCTGAAAACCGTGATATGCCAGTAGCTTGTTTCCGCGTTTGTTCCGTACCCGGCAAGAGTATTTTTCAAAATATCAGAAATCGCCGGAATGGCTACTGCGCCGCCGCCCTTGAGAATAGGCGACGCGAACGCTGAGGATGTGTCTGACCCGATCAGCGTCCCGTCCGTCCCCAATGCGGTGTCCTCTTCCCATAGGTACACCGTCACATCGGTCTGACCGTCTGAATAGTCCGGAATTTTCGGGCGGGTGAAGGCTTTCGCCTCCATGATCAAGCGCTCTGCCTCTTTGGTGTATTCGATAAACGTCACCGTGTGCGAGTACCGACCAGCGCCGAACACCTCAAGAACCTCGTCGCCTGCTACCTTGTACGCCGTATCCACTCCGTTGACGGTAAGCACTGCGTCCGTCATTGGCTCAAACGGCTCCGACCTCTTCATATTGTGCAACGACACCTGCGCGCTGTCCAGCGTGTCGTTGAGCGTATTTTGAAGGGTTAAAGGCACGGTTGCAAATTTGGTGAAATCCTGCCCGCCTATTGATACGCGCACCGTGTTCACTGCCTTGCCCCCCTGCTTCTGTTTGATATCGCGCCGATTCGGCTCTTCTTGTTGGCGATCGTTTCAGCTTCAAGCGCTTTCCGATCCTGTATCGCCACCGCGTTCTGCATCGCGGAAATAGCTGTCTGCAGGATTTGAGCGCCCGCAACGACTGCCGCTGCCGGCAAGCCGCCGACAATAGCCGCCATGCCTATTGAGTAGGCGGACGATGCCGCACCGCTGAATATCTGAGCGCGTTGCTGCAGCTCCGTGGAACCGGTCGAAAACTCAATGCGGGAAATAGTGAATGCAACCGCTTGATTGACATATGGCTCAACCGCCTTGACCGCGACCAATGCAGTCGCCAGCTTTCCGGTTGACGCGCTCCGCTCCGCGCTGCTTTGGCTTAGCGGAGTTCCCGGTCTGGCGGCGGTCTGTTCAGACGCTCCGGCTACCGTCTCGTTTCCGCTTCCCGTCTCGTCGCGGATTGTTACGCTGTATTTAATATCAGCCATTTCTATCGTACTCCAATATCGTTCCCGCCTGCGTCACCTTGCCGGAAAGGATGCCCTCTATCTTGGTGCCCTTTGTTATGCCATAATATCCGATGTCCCTGTCAATCGGGATCATATCGGTGCCGTCTACCATGTACAGCCTGCCGCCCTGTATCTCTGTGCCGCCGTTCGTGGTCTTGACCATGTCTGCGTCCGTGAGAATGCTGGTCGGGCTGTCCTTGGCTATGCGCAGTCTGCGCCCCGTCAGGTCCACGCCCTCCGCCATCGGCAAATAGTCCGGGCTTGCCATATTCGCGATAATGTAGCCGGTGTGCGCACCTTCTTCGGCATACCGATGCCAAGCAAACCCATCCACATGGCACCCGGTTCCGTCGCCCCAAAGCACCGTTCGCGGTGTCCCGTCCGCGCTCACCGATACGACGCGCTTTTCCGTCGTGAACGGTACCCACCATGACGGTATTCGGGACGCCTCCGGCACTGCCTCAACCATGGAGATCGTGAGTCCTACGTTTAGCGGAGGCTGGGCGGTCGTCACGATGTTTCCGCAAACCATGAGGTACGCAGTTATTTCCCCGTTGTTGTCGATTTCAACAGCGTGAGCAATTCCACGTGACGCCTCTGCGCATTCTCTCCGAAGTACACCGACAATCCCGTCGGTGAGCCATGGAACGGTTATGTCTACGCCATACGCTTCAAGCTGAACGCCCACGCGACCGACCATATCATCACCGGAATACGTGTTGGATGTTTTAGTCCGAGTCTGCGTGACGGACAGCGACGGAACGGGGAACCCGTCAATGGTTACCTTGACAGCGTACGAAGACACGCCACCCTCAACAATGCTGTACGTTATGGACTGGTAAACCGGGACAGTGTAGTCCATCATATTGTCGCGGATCTCTTCTCCGACGTAGCAGGTCTCGGTGTTATAGGTGTATGTATACCCGTCTATCGTTCCGGTCGTGCCGTTAAGGCGTACAGCGGTATCGTTGAGCCGTTGGCGCACCTCGTCAATCTTGTCCGGGCGGCATAGCACCGTTATGTTTGCCGTTACCGTACCAACAAAAGCACCTTTGACCGGAGTCAGCTGAGCGGGCGTTGTGGCGAATAAGCCGAAAACCGGATACACCAGCGTATTCTTTTCGCGGTGCGCTCTTTGAGCATCCTGCAGCTCTCCGTAGTCGTGGAAAAGGGTGTACCCAGTCTCCACCTCGTATAGCTCTCTGAGCTTATCGAAATCAAGCATCGGGCGCACCCTCCTTCTTTACATCCCCGCCAACGATGCGGGCGATCTCTTTCACTTGCGCGTCTATCGCGTCGTCCCAGTAGTGGTAATTGCGGTTTGGCTTTATCACCACGTTTCCGTTCCTGTCCGTTCGTTTTCTGCTTTTCATATAGTTGACATAAACGAAGTATGGAGCGATTCCGTCCCGGCTTTCCGGCTTGTGGTCTCCGCGTGTATTGACATATATCCGCACCGCTTGGGCGGATAGTGGCTCATATCTTGTGGCGTTATACGCGAGGTTCCCGGTGTCCTTCGGCGTGACTTGCTTGAGGTTCGCCGCCATCGTCCGCGCTATCCGCAGGAAGTCCGACCGCCTCATACTCTCGCCCCCGTCGGATTGTATACCTGCTGGATCTGCAGCGTCTGCGTCACAGGCGGACGGCGGTTTATAGCCGCCGCCATTCCTGTGCGCGGCGTCGCCGTGACTGTGTTGATTCTCCACAGTGTATCATCAATCACGACATACCCATCCGGGGCGAACCGTATCGGAGACGTCGTTTCTATGCTTTTCTGCGCGTTCCGCTCCTTGACATTTGGAATCACATTGTCAACGCTGTCAAATCGCGGAGCCTCGCGGTAAGCAAAGCGCTCGCCCGGTTCATCCATCGGAAGCGTTGGCTCGTTTTTGAAATATAAAGCGGTAAACGGTTCCCGGCTTTTTGCCCGCAAAAACTCGTACATCAGTATCCCTCCCGGTCGTAGTCCGGCGTAATGTCTCGCCCGGAGCGGTATCCGAGGCTGATGATTCCGGAGGACACGAGCAAATCAAGCGCCATCGGCGCTATGCGCGCCTGCTCCAGTCTTTCCCGATCCAACGACTGATACGCCACAGCGTCAACCCCGGCATACGCAGACGGATCCCCGTTCTGCAGTATGTAAACAACCTGCTCCGACATGGCATCGCGCAAGGTGTCGCGGAAGTTCCGCAAAAGTGCCAACTGGCGCTCCTTGCCGAACCGGTACGGCGTGGTGCTGTACACCGCGCCGTATATCTGGTCGGATACGCGGCGCAGGAATATCCCGGGGTTGCGACCGCGGTCGGCAGCGTTCCCGCTCGCAAGCTGGGAGTCCAGATCTATGCCCAACTCGTTAAGCACGTACTCGGGCGTGAGCCGGTACCTGTGGCGCGTCGCGTCATAGTCCATTTGCCCGTCGCTGTACGGGCGGTATACGTCTGCCATGCTTGCCTCCTTAGCCTGCGGCTGTCGTTCTGCGCACGCGCACGAGCGCGGAATTGGTAACCTTGAATCCGGTGTTGACCTCCTCCTGCGCCAGCACACCGAGGAAGTCCTTGCCTCCGTCAATGACGCGCATCACGTTGAGGTTGTCAATGACAGAGAAGGCTTCCGGGTTGTACATGATGAAATCGACATCGGCGAGATCTGTCTGGGCGACGGTCTTCAACGTGCCGGTGCTGTCGTAGTACTTGGACGCGGACGCGATGGACAGCATATTGCATTCGATGATGTGGAAGTCGAGGTAGTCTATGACTCGTGCGTTACTGCGGATCAGCGTGTCGTTGTAGGAAGGCGTGAATTTTCCAAACGCCTCGCGGACGAACTGCTCGACAAAGCGAGGTGCGGCAAGAACGACGCGAGCCGAAGAAGCTGCCGCCTCGGATGCGGCAGTGCGCTCCTTGCCGAGCGCGTCAAGCGCCGAAACATTCCCGGAAGCGGATCCGATCACTCCGGAGTTGGCAGACCTCGTGCCTTCGGTGATGAGGCATCCGAGGGCAGAAAGGTCGCGACCCTGGCGCACCTTCTGCGTCACGCGAGTCAAGAGCGCTGCTTCAGCAGGTGCAGAAATCGCGTTAAGCTGAACCTGATACAGCTTGTCCGATTCCTGGTAGTTATTGTTGAGCAAGATCTGGATGATCGAGTCGCTTGCGACCGTGTGAGTGAAGTCACGACCGGGAGC